AGTTATACGCCAGGAGAATCCTATCGAAGCTAACATCCTGAACAGAATTAGGGTAGGTCAGCAGACTAAGATAGATATTGACTATCTGAATACACGTGTACAACCTGCTGATAGTAAAGCAGTTATACTAACTCCACTCAGAAAGATACGTGACAAGATCAACAAAGATAAGCTTAGTGAACTCCCAGGGAGGCTATTGTGTTTTTCCGCCACTCGAACTGGATCGTTCAAGAAGAAGCGAGATAAGGATCTTCCCATCGAGGAGAACATTTATCTGAAGGAGTTCTGTCGTGTAGTCGTGAAGGCCAACATGACGTACAAGGTTATGGGAGTTATGCAAAGGATCGTGAACGGAGACACAGGTACGTTCTACGGATTAGATAAACGTGGGCGGATGATTATCCACAGGGATTCTGACAACAGTATAATTTATCTGAAGCCTAAGAAGTACCAAGACAGTACGCCAAAGGTTACGGTCAAAGATGGAAAGGAAAATATCACAGACGAAAGCAAGGGAGAATACGTACAGTTCCCTATCCAGCTTGGGTACAGCATGACGATCCATTCTAGCCAAGGAAGTACACTGAACAAGGTACACTTGCAGCTACCAAGGCAGGTACCTATGGCTCCAGGTCTAACCTACACAGCACTTTCGAGAATCAAATCATTTGCGGACTTGACATTGAGCCGAGATCTGCAAATGTACGATATATGGAGCGATGTTTCCGCTTCATTTCACCATCAACAGTACGAGTTTGATTACGAGTACTAAAACAAAACAAGAAACCATAATACATGAGAGATACACGATACTGGAAAAAAGATAACACTAATGGAGGTTACTGGAGCAAGTGCCGTGACCAAGACGTTAGCGCTGCTGAAGCTAATGACGGGAGAGTACTACACAAGTACACTCGCCCTGCACCGGGGCAACGATGGCAGTACACCACTGACAACCTGTTCGGCAATATCGAATCTATATGGATCGACAACGGAAAGTACGGTGATGTTCTGAACATTGGAATGAACCATGAGCAAGGGGTAGATGTTTTGTCTGTGCCTGTCTGGAAGAAGGAAGACAAGTTAAGCACTGACTTCAAGGGCATAGCCAAGAAGATCCCTAACATCTCTGTGCATTCTCCCATCAGCATATCCACTTGGACTAATGTTAAGGGAGCTTACAAGTACAAAGATTCCCAAGGCAACGAGCATACCAGCATCCCGATCTACATTACGATGCAGCAAGGTGGAGCTAACATCGCCTCTGCTTTCCCATATGAGAACGGCAAATACGTTGGCATACCTGAAGCAGAATCCGCTCAGATCGGAGACAAGACGTACTACGATTACACTAAGCAGAATAACTTCTTCTTAGACACAGTGAATCGTTTCATCCAAGATAATCACGCTATCTTCGAGGAGCGTAAAGCTAATCGCTCTATGACTCCTGCTGAACAGGAAAAGCAAGAACCTAAGAACATCACTGTCATGGCTTCTGTTGCTGACGATGATGACGATATGCCATGGTAAGCATGAACGAGACTAAATGGATTCAAGGAAAGCTTGTTAAGCAGTCCTTCAAGGACAACTCAAACAAGTTCCAGCTTGAACGCAAGGACGGTACGATCTTTGGATTAAAGTACGAAGGCGCTCCCGTTCGTCAGTACGAGACTGGCACAGAGTTGTACGCTCCTGACGCTACGCTTATCCTAGATGGGCAGATTAAGGTGTACAGTACAGCTTATCCACCTCAACTGAAGTTCAAGGAAGAGACTACCACCTATGTCGATAAGCACGGTGAAGTCCAACCAACTCCTAAGGTACGTGAGATCACTACCGAGGAGTTGACCCTTGCAGGAGTAGAACTACTTCTAGTGAATGCTTTTGACAAGGACGTGGAGGAAATCAGGGTAATGATGCAAGAGTTAGCCATTAGCAGATTGTTTTAGTTAGTGTTCCCTTAGTGTTATGTCAGTAGTTTTAGCCATCGGGGATTTGCATGAGCCTTTCTGCTTAGACAAATACCTCAGGTTCTGTAAGAACGTGGATCGTAAGACTGGATGCAATAGAGTTGTGCTTATCGGTGATGTCATCGACAACCATTACAGCAGTTACCACGAGACAGACCCCGATGGCTATTCTGCTGGCGAAGAACTAGACAGGGCTATAAGTAGAATAGGCAAATGGTACAGGGCATTCCCTGATGCTTATGTCTGTATAGGCAATCACGATAGGCTAGTCCATCGCAAGGCTTACAGTGCTGGAATATCAAAGCGGTGGATTAGGGATTACAGTGAAGTCCTTGAAGCTCCTGGATGGGAGTTCGTTGAGAGCGTCACTATAGACAACGTAGTGTACTGTCATGGTGATGGAAAGAAAGCTATCCAGAGGGCCAAGCAGGATATGCAATCAGTTGTACAGGGACACTGGCATTCCGAGTGCTACGTTCAGTGGCATACAGGAGCCAAGTGCAAGGTGTTCGGTATGCAGATAGGATCTGGGATCGACAAGGACAGCTACGCTATGGCTTACGGAAAGTACGGTCCTCATCCAGCCATTGGATGTGGTGTAGTACATCACGGTAAGGTGGCTACTAATTACTTAATGGAGTTATGATGGGTATTTCAGTAATTCACTTGACTGCCATTTCGGCAGGAAAAATGGCAGGGTAGCTACTAATTACTTAATGGAGTTATGATAAAAGAAAAGTTTGAAGAGTTCACTCAGGGGTTATTCTCTAAAATATCCAAGACATTAAAGGATAAGAATAACGATTACACTGCCAAAAGTTCCAACGCTTTTGCCAACTTCGAGCAAGCCAGGGACTACGGAGTAGATCCTCTTGTTGGATTGTGCGTCAGGATGGGAGACAAAGTTAAGAGGGTGCAGACGTTCTGCAAAACTAAATCTTTAGCCGTCGAGGGCGAACACGTACAGGATGCCTTTGAAGATATAATAGGGTACTGTACAATAGCCTTAGCAATGATTGAAGAAAGAAAAGAAAATAGAATTGATTACCCATGAAAGAAGAAACCTGCCCGAACTGCCACCAAAGGTACGTGCTTACCTTTAAGACCCCACATAAAACCTGCACTATAGCGTCTGATGATGTTGACATGATGCTCCATGAAGTGCTTGATGAGCTTGTTACTCCTGCAATAGAAGCAGTAGGATACGTAATACAGCCAGGACATATAGACGTTTTTTACAGAGAAGAATGATACAAGAGGAATTTAGAGAACTAGCTTTGCAAGTAAAAGAGATGCTCTCTTCTGATTCAGGGTACGTTCAGGAAAGCGTAGCTCCTATGATCGGGGGAGGGTTTACTGGAGATCTTATGCCAGTAGGATATAGCCTGTTTCCAGTCAGGCAGATATGCAAGACGGATCTAGGGAAGACACTAATGGATCAGGTGACCATGTTCTACCAGAAGGTAGTGGACATAGACGATGACAACGATATGATAGTGTACTCCGAGGCTTCACTCCTGCCAGAAGAGACGGTAAGGATTCTTGAAGTCTGGATGCAAAGATTTATTGAGGAGAAAGTTGATGAGCTATGAAAAAAATGACAGTCAGTGAAATATCAGAAGCGACAGAACTTCTTCAGATGGCCCAGAACTACCAAGATCAGTTAGATTTAATATCAGTTAAGATCACTAGAATTTTGGGTGGCGTCAAGGATGACGTAATCCACGAAATAGTAGACCAAGCTGTGCTGAATAAGGAGTCCATGACCTGGATTGTTGAAGAGATAAAGGAATGGGAGGAGTACAGACTAGAACACAAGGTTACGGGATAATGGTAAGTCTAAACCGAGCAGAACAGAAGCTTGCCCAATTTATAGCCAAAGAGCGCCACCTTCATAATAGACGCAACGGTATAGCCAATCGTCGCATGGGGCCACAGTCGGATGAACAAACCGATCTGGAGGGAATTGCTGCTGAAATAGCGTTTGCTAAATACACGAATGTGTACCCAGACCTAGACACTGATGGGGACACTCATCCTGTGTATGATGCTGTATTGCACGATGGTAAACTTGTTGATGTCAAATCCACTACCTACCCGAACGGTCGTCTTATAGTGGCACCTTGGAAGGATGTCGATGCTGTGGATGTGTACGTGTTAGTTGTCGGAACATTTCCCAATTATCGAATTGCTGGTGGTATGGAATCGCAGCATTTGATGCGTAGCCACAGGATGAAAGACTTAGGCCATGGCGAAGTGTTTGTAGCAAATCAAGACGAGCTAAAACCTATTGATAAATTATTTAGAAGTGAAGAAACTGAAGCAATCTGATATTAAAAAGTTAAGGGAAGAACTCCTGGATCAGCAAGGAGGACAAGACCCAATCACAGGATTGCCAATTACAGATCCTGTTTTGGACCATGACCATGACTCAGGAGCCGTCAGATGCGTTCTACAGCGTGAAGTAAATTCCTTCGAGGGGAAGGTTTGGAATGCGTACAAACGATTTATACGGCCTCTGGGAGCCTCTTATGAGGATGTCCTGATTTCGCTAGTGGAGTACAAGAACAAGGATTATTCTAACAACCCTATCCACCCTAATCACAAGACAGAGAAGGACAAGGTAATCAGAGAGTACAGACGCAGGATCAAGAGAGCTAAAAGACCACAGACAAAAGAGAAGTACAGGGTACTAATCAGGGAGTTGACAAACGAATCTAAATAGTTACAGTACCAATTATGTCAGAAGAACCAACCATTTCGTACCAAGACTTGTCACTAGCCCTTAATGTCATAGACCTAGCTGCTGGACGTGGAGCCTTCCAAGGCAAAGAACTTTCCGCAGTTGGATCTCTTAGAGACAGGATAGAAACATTCTTGTTGTCTAAGAAAGAAGAAGAAATTATCCCTCCCGAACCCTCAGACCCAAAGTGATCTGAACCTCT